AAGTAAAACAAGTAGAAGAAGTAAAACAAGTAGAAGAAGTAAAACAAGTAGAAGAAGTAAAACAAGAAATTTTTGTAGAAGCAGAAGAAACTAAACCAGAAATTGTAAAAACAAATACTAAAAAAACAAGTAAAAAAAGATTAAATAAAACAAAGTAATTGCATTTTTAAAAAAGGCGGTTTATAAATATGGGAAGATTATTTAAAAATGCAAGAGATGTAGTAGATCTAGATCCTGATGATTTTGAAGAATTAAAAAATAGAGTTTATTCTTTCTATGGCAAACCTTCGATTGTCGTAGAGCTTCCTGATGAAACTTTTCAGAATGTAATAATTAAAGCTGTACAGCAATTAAATACATACGCTGCAAAAATAGATAGAATATTTAAATCTGTTCAACCAAATTTAGGAAGATATACTATTTATGAATATGAAAGAATTAATTCTGTTTTAGACGTTTATGTGTCTACAGAATATTTAATAGGTTTAGGATTACCAATTCAATCTTTACTTGGTATTCCTATGTCTTTTTCTGCAACACATAATCCAGAAGTATTAACAAATTTTGTCTCATTATATTCTGCTTATGATGTAGCTAAAAGAATGTTTGGAGTACAACCTATAGCAGAATTAGTAGAACCCAATGTTGTCGAATTAACTCCAATACCTTATACAGAAACAGTTTTTTGTTTTTGTATAACAGTGAATCATGATAAAGATTTAGGATCTTTAAGTGAATTTGAAATACGTTGGCTAACAGATTATTGCACTGCTACCACTGGAAAAATTATAGGTCAAATTAGAAGAAAATACGATGGAGTCACTTTGCCAGTAGGAACTTTAAGCACTTCAGGTTCTAGTATATATGCAGAATCTGTTGAATGGGAAAAAGCTTTAATGGAAGAATTAAAATCAAGAAAGAAATTTGCTCAAACTTTCATAACAGTAGGTTAAAAAATAAATGCTTTCAAATATTACTTATACGTATTATGATGAAGAAGAATATAAAGATTTTATAAAGAATATTATTAGACAATTTAGAAAAAGCATTGAATATGATATTTGGATAAATTTATATAATAGAGATACATGCGCTGGAACAGGTTTATCAAAAATTTTAGATGGCGTTGATATTGAATTGCACCATTACAATATAACATTATGGGATTGGGTAGAATTTATTCTAGATTATTTTTCAAAAGACAATTTACCTTTTAATAGCTTTATAATTTGCATTATTTTAACAGATTTACATTTATCTAAATGCATACCATGTGTTCCTTTATCTAAAGACACGCATAAGCAAATACACGCTAATCCTGAACAAACAATTGAAAAATATCCAGACATTTTAAAAAATTTGCATACTGGTAATTTAAATCTAGCAGATGAATTAATAAAATATCACATTAAAAATTATAAAAAAATGCTAAATGATGAACAGAGGTTAATGGAAAATGAGTAAATCTAGAATTTTAAAAACTGTTTTTACACTAAAAAGCGGAAAAAGTATTGTAGTTTCAATGTATGAAGATCAGTGTTTTAAGCTTTATAATCAATGGGTTGAAAGCAAGAAAAGCACATCTGATGAATTTATTGTTGTTCATGAAAAGAAAAAACAAGGTGAAATCATTGAAATGATAGGTATTCTCGTTTCTGAAATTGCAGCAGTACAAATTGTAGAAAATATTAATAAGTTTACTAGTGAGGAATAAATTATTATTATTAAAGGTTATGTGATTAATTAATGTTTAATTCAGTTTTAAGATATTATGATGAAGCAGTAATAGAATATTTTAAAGATATAGAAATACATGATGGTGTTGATTTAAGAACACCTCAAATACAATTTTCTATACCTTCATCTAATGGTTATAAACTTGATAAAGATCTTGAAAATAGAACTGCAATATTACCTTTAATAGTTATAACAAGATCAAGTATTACCTCAGTTTCAGCTACTCCATTAATAAAAAACGCAATAACAAGACCGATGATTTTAAATTTAAATGAAAATGGAAAAATTCACGAAGGTATAGAAGTATTATATTATGGTCTTAATTATAAAATAGCTTTTTTTAGTTTATTTAGAGAAATACATAATTCAATTTTAGAACAAATAGCTTTTAAATTATATCAAAAACATTCTATAAAAGCTTTTATTGATATATCAAATCATACTATAGAAACAAACAATTATATTTCAGATGTTAGCATTAATGATTCTACTACATATGATCAAATAGATGATACAACTGAAAGAATATTTATGGGCGATGGAAGTTTTATATTAAATATAAAATTGTTTAAAGCTATAAGAAATACTGCTACTGTTCTACAAGTAAAAGAAAATATTTATGATAATGAATTACTTGAAACTAAAATAACAATTGTAGATTAAATAATGACTAAAATTTAAAATTTAAAAAAGAAGTAATTAAATTTTTGAGATATTTTTTTTATGAAGAGGTGTTTTACGTATGGCAATTCATGCTAGCCCCGGTGTATATTTTGAAATATTAGATTTTTCTTTATATGCTCCTAGGCTGTCTAAGACAATATTAGCATTAGTTGGTAAAGCAGAAAAAGGACCTACAGAGCCAACTTTTATAAGCAGCATTAGACAGTTTATTGATACATTTGGAGTTCCTAGAAAAACAGATTATAGCTCATTAGCAGCTATTAGTTATTTAGAATTTGGTTCTGCTTTATGGTTTAGTAGATTAATAGGTTCAGATGCTAAAAAAGCTGAAGTAACTATTCCAAAAGCATTAGAAGTAAGTGATGAAGTTATTGGAACAGCTACATCAAGAGGAGATTATATTTTTAACGGAACTTTAAATTATATTCCTGTTCCTGGTACTGTGGAAATTGTAATTTATGACCCGCTATCTCCAGAAAACAAAATCGTAATTACAGACGATGAAGCTGGAAATTTTTCTCCTTATACAAATTTATCAGTATCAAATTTTTCTAATTTTATAGATTATGATACTGGAGAATATAGATTTACATTAAATAGCGTTCAAGCTAATGATACTATTTCAATAGTTTATAATACAAAAGACACAAATAGGGTATCTGAAAACCATTCTAACGATTTTGAAGCAGTATTTGGTACTGATAATTTTTCAGGAATGCTAACATACGGAAACATTTTAAATAATGACAGCCTCAGATTAGTTGTACAAGCTGGAACAAACGTTTACACGATGGTTAGCGATGATACTACAAATTTAATAGTAGATGAAATTACAGGAGAATTGCTAGATTCTTCATTAGTGCAAGTTGGAACTGTTACTATTGATACTAGTAGTGGTACAGTATTAATTTCATTTATTGATACAGCTCCTGAATCAATTATCGTTACATCAACATACACTAACAGAACAGCTAAAACAAAATTGTTAGGTTCAGTAGGAACAGGCGATTCTTTAAAGACTGCTTTTATTGGAACTTTAAATTCTGTTATTTTACCTGAAACTGTTGAAATTGTTTTAACAAGTGGTGGAATAAGTACAACAATTTGCACTGATAATGGAAATGGTAGATTTATAGATGATGATTTAGTTATTTCTACAAATTCTGTTAATTACACTACTGGAGATATTTCTTTTTCTTTAATCGTTCCTCCAAAAACTGGAAATGTTATTAAAGCTAATTATTTAGCTAAATTTAATACTTCTATTTTTGATGCTGTTTCTGAAACTGCTCCTGGTAATATATCTGCGCAATTATCTATGGTTCCAGTTTTAAAAAATAGCATTATAATTAAAGTTGGAGAAAGAACATTTACAGATGATGGTGAAGGTTTTATTACTGGAACGAATGGAAACGGTTCTATAGATTACGACACTGGATATATTGATTTTAATCATGCTTTTACAATTAATCCTGGCGAATCAGTTAGAGTTAATTGGTTATCAGTTTTTGGAAAAGTAAAATCTTTATATGAAGGTTCAATTTATGATAATACAACTGTTGAATTCTATAAAGATCCGTACTATGGATATGGAGTAAAAGTTTGGAATCCTAATCAAACTATTAATCAAGTACCAGAAGAAAATTGGAAAGATATTAATTTTACAGATCCCAATTCAACAAGATATTTTATGAGTAAAGTTTCTTCTAGATTAATAGAATTTGAAATTGATGATTCTTCAGATTCAGTGCCCCTATTAAATTCAAAGCTAATTTTAGTCGGTGGAGATTCAGATGATTCTAATATTAATGAAGCTTCAGCTATTACAGCTTTAGAACAATTTAGTAATGTAGAATCATATGATATTAACCTAATTGCATGCCCTGATTATCCAGGAGAAAAAACTGTTATTAATAAACTTATTCAAGTTTGTGAAGTTCAAAGAGGAGATTGCTTTGCTCTTATAGATCCTCTTCAAAATTTAACTGTACAACAAGCAGTTGAATGGCATAATGGAGATGGACAATGGTCTAATGAAAATTCAATTAACTCTAGTTATGCTGCTATTTACTATCCTTGGGTTCAAATCTATAATCAATTTACTGAATCTTTACAATGGGTTCCTCCTTCAGTTAAAATTGTTAGTGTTTATGCTTATAGCGACTCAGTATCAGAAGTTTGGTTTGCTCCTGCCGGTTTAAATAGAGGTCGTTTATTTACTACAGAAAAAGTAGAAAGACAACTTAATCTTAATGATAGAGATTATCTATATTCTACTCAAACAAATTGCATTAACCCAATATGCGATTTTGTAGGAGACGGAATTGTTGTTTATGGGCAAAAAACAGCCCAAAGAAAACCTTCTGCAACTGATAGAGTTAATGTTATGAGACTCTTACTTTACATGAAGAAGATTTTAGCAACTGCAGTTAAATATTTACTATTTGAACCTAATGATGAAATTACTTGGATTCTTTATAGACAACTAGTTGAACCATTTGTTGATGATATTAGACGCAGAAGAGGATTATATGAATTTAAAATTGTTTGTGATGAAACTACAACAACTCCTTATGATATAGATAATAATACTATGGTTGGAGAAATTTGGCTTAAGCCTACAAAAACAGCTGAACGTATTATTAATAGATTTATACTTACTTCAACTGGAGCTAGTTTTGAAGAGCTTCAAGAAGCTAGAAGCTAATATTTTAAATTAAAATTAAAAAAGCAAGGGGTTTTAAAACCCCTTGCTACTTTAAAAGATTTTTTAGAGGTGAAATAAATTTATGAATAGAGAACGTTATCATCCAATACCTATTGGTGCTGATTTATTACGTTATAACAATTTCGAATTCATTGTAGGTGGTTCTAGAGGGCCAATACAATTAATGTGCAAATCATTTACATTAACTCTTCCTAAAACAAATCCAGTACCTGTTCCTTGGGCTAGCGGTACAATGTCATTAGCAGGAAGAACTACAGGAGCTTATTCTTTTAATATCATTTGTTTAGTAGGTATTGATTCACAATATAACGCATGGGAAGATTTATATAGATGGAGAGAAAGAATTTTTGATCATGAATCAGGAAGAATTTCTTTAGCTAGTGAATATAAAGAATCTGCTACTTTAAGAATTTATGATATTGCTGCTGAATCACTTAAAGCAGAAGCGCAAATGAGCGGAGTATGGCCTTCTGAAGTCACAGATTTAACATTTACTGTAGAAGGCGATGGTCCTGTAGAAGTTTCTGCTGTATTTTATGCTGATAAAATTAAGATGACTTCTTTCTAAAAATTTTTAGAAAGGATTATATATTATGAAAGATAAAAAAGATATAGTATGGTCTGATAATTTATTTGACAAATTAGTTAAAGAATACGCTAACGTAATATTAAAAATTTCTGATGATAGAGAAAAAGCGATTAGAGAAATGATTAATAATTGCGAAGAAATCAAATTATTTAAGTTCGAAGATAGACATTTAGAAGATAAAAAAAAACTAACAAATAATGAAAAAAAGGTGCTTGGTAGCACCTTTTCTTCTATACTATCAGATGATAATTCAATTAATGAAGAAATAAAAGAAAATATAGAAGCTTTAACAGAAGATTTACCTGATAATATATCTTCTATTGAAATTCCACAATTAATTAAATTGACAGAATCTGAACATTTTAGAACATTAAAGTCTAAAATTTCAAAAAGTGTTGATGTTACTAGTAAAACATGGGATTTTTTAGAAAATAATATAGTAACAAAATTTGTTACAGATATGTTTTTTGGATCTGGAATTGGTATGATGAATTTATCTAGTTATCTATCTACTGCTTTAAGTGATATAAAAACAGCTATTAAAAAAGTAACAGATTCATCTATAGAAGATAATGATAAATTAATTGAAAATTTAAATAAAGTTTCAAATACTGTAACATTTAAATTGCTAAATTCTATAATTATTGAAATAGAAAAACGAAATGAAAAAGAAGCTCAAAATTTTTTAAAAAAATTAGCTATAAAAAATATAATATTTAAAAATTTAGATGACTTAGATAATTTAAATGAAGATGAATTAGTAGAAGGAAAAATATATTTAATTAAAACATCTGGTAATTTAGTAAATTCTACAGAAGATAATAAAGAAAATAATATAGCTGTTGATGTTAATGATTTAGTCTTTTTAAAAAGTAAAAATCCATTAATATGGGAGAAAGTTAAAAATCCTGAAAAAGTTGACTTATTTAGTTCATTAATAATTGTAATATATAACATGTTTATAAAAAATAAAAACGATTTTAAATATATTACATCTAAATTTGCAACAGAAAAATCAAAAGAATTTTTAAAAAGAATAAATGAAATTCTTGTTAACGCAGATTTAAATGAGATACAAAAAAGAAGTGAATGCGCTAAAACTTATATAAATCATTTACAAAAGAATAGTGCTTTTGATCCATTATTATCATTTGTAGCTTATATGTCATTTTTAAATAATTATAAAAATAGTTATATAAAATTTAATAAAGAATCTAGTTTAGATAAAACTAAAAAAAATGAAAAAATTAAAAAAGAAAATTATAGTGCTATTAATGACGACATAATTAAAAAATTTCTAAATGAAAATTTAGAAAATATTAATATGTTTAAAACAAATTTAAAACGTTATAAGATAATAAATGAAGATTTTAGCGTTGATAGTAAATTTATATTAAATAATTATCATGATATAAGTAATTTAGAAAACTTACAATTAATTTTTAAACTTAATGATTTTAAAATAGATAACAATTTCCCCAGTTTTAATGATGATTTTATTAGTAAAATGAGTATTATTATTATACAAAATATTAATCAAAATAAAAAATTATATAAATTAAATGACAATAATTATAGACAAACAATTTTAAATCTTTTAATTGTAACTATGATATTTATAGTAACATCTGATAGTGACTTAAAAAATGAAGCTAGAAAATTTATTAAACAATTTCCTAAAAATAAGGGACCACAAAAATGATAACACTTAATAATTTTATATATACTGAAAAAGGAATATATAGCGTTAAAGAATTTATGGATGAATTTGAATTAAAAATGCATCCTAAAGTAATGAGTTTTAATGTAGATGCATTATGCTATGAATTTAAAGATATAGATGAAATTGAAACTATAACTAATTTAGAAATATATGAATTAAAATTTATTGATGTATTTAGTTCTAGAAATATTATAATTAATTCAACTAATACTGCTGAAATACTACAATATAATATATTTCATACAGATTTTAATTCTTTAGTTAACAAAAGTTTTCAGACTCTTAGATTTATTAATTCTAATGTTGATAATGAAAGATTGCATTTAGAATGGAAACAAATTAAAAATTTATTTAACTATGCTAATAAATCTCCTAATATAGTATTAGGTGATACAGTAGTTAAATATGTTTCAAAGAGAATACTAGAAAAATCTGATTTATATTCTTTCAAATTTGAAAACACAATAATTCCAATCTTTTCATTGATGACTAGAACAACTCATTCAAATTTCATATTAATAAAGTGAAGCTGTGCTAAGCAAGACTTAGCATTTTTCTCATCCGGTCTATATAAAAAAAGC